TGGCCAGCTTTTTATCTGCTTCATAAACTAATGGCTGTGGTGTTTGTCCATCAAATGGTTCACAATCAGACCATATTGGATAAATGATCCAAACAATAATAACAACTGCAGTTACAACCAATAAAAAATTTCTTATGCCCTGATCCATTATATATTTGTTGGGCAAAATAAATGATTTCATGAAAGTTTTTCTTATGATCGCATGCTAAAAATTTTTAAATAAAGTGTGGTCACAACCCAATTCCCTTTACTATCTTTTTTTCTGGGATAATAGTCAATTGATATATTAAATTTATTGAGTTTTGAATTGATGCTTTCAATAAATGTTGTATCTTGAGCAATTTTAGAATAAAATTCATATGATGAAAATTTTGTGCCATACTTAAGTAATGCATTATCTTGTGCATCTCTAAACACTTTTTTCATTTCTGAATAAAATTCATCTTCATCTATCTTAATTGGTTTTTTATTGGGTGTAGTTTTCCGAATATTATATAATCCTTCAGGTGTCATGACAAGTGAACCAATTGTTTGTCCATCATTGAAATGATCAATAAAATGAAATAGATCGCCTGTACTTGGAAATTCATATAAAATTCCATCTGATGCTCTTCCTCCAGGTTTGGGAGTTGGGGGATGTGTATGAAAAATATATTCATATTCCAACATTTCTGGTAAATCATTTGGTAAAAATATTTCTTCATCACCTCTATCAATTCTATTTGTGTTACCAGATACAATTATTTTATTTAGTCCAGTGTCATGTAAATCAAGTATACCAGCATGTTCAGAATATTTTGATGCACTCTTTTTTTTTGTGTCAATGTATTTTTTTGTGTATCCACCATGGCGCATTAAGGCATCCAAAATCATGATTTGATTTGTGTCTATTTTTACATATTTTTCACTAGCCTTTGTCTTGGATCTTCCAATTATTTTTATTGGCAAAGTATCCTTAATTATTTCAAATTTGTAAATCATATTTATAAAATCATCACTGGGTTTGATATTATGTTGTAATATGTAGTGTATCAATCCATTTTCCCAAAAAAATGTATTGGCATAATATTTTTTATCTGTAATACATTTTTCATTGCATAATATACAGTCAAGACATTCATCATATATTCTTTCTTTCATTATTGTTGTATTGGTATTTGGGTGCATATCCAAATATGTTTGTACATCATTTAATCTATCCACAAAATGTTTTGATGCTGACCATCCAGTACCTTCTTTAGGAAAAGGATATTTATTTCCTCTACTGTCTTTAGTTTTATCATTTTTTGATTTTCTCCAAATAGATTCCAATTTATACATTGTGCCATTTATCAATACTTCATTTGTCATATCTTAATATAAACTGGCAAAAAATTATTGTCCAACAATATCACAAATCACATAAAAAATTTTTCGCCTGTTATCACCAGAATCAAATTGATGTAATATTCCCTTTGATTGTGTTAACACCGTACATATTTTTGTAAAATTCTCAATTTGGGATGAATTAAGCAAAAATATTGGATTTGATACATAATAATAAATTTGTTCCAAGTAATTAGAATCAGAATATGTTCCATTGATAATATCAGATTTTATTGTTTTCTTTTGATCTTTTATTTTTTTTACCATTTGAGATTTTTTTCGGTCAATTAGTTCATATTTCCAACTCCAGCTGAAAATAGATGTTGTGGTATCATACACACCCAAAATTTCATAAACTACTAACACCTTATTTGTTTCACTTTTAAATTCCATTGTATTTTCATCGTTTTGACTTGTATAAATTGTCATTTCATATTTTGTATCACTTTTTATTACTTTTTTTAATTCTCCAGTTTGTTCCTTATATTTCTTCTCAATTATGTCACTGTACAATATTGTGTTTCCCTTTGACATGATTAAATAATAGAGTTCCATAAAATATTTATTGTCATTAGTATCAAATCGTGAAATTGTAGGGTTGCGATAAGTTTCTTGCACTTTGACATCTTTGTGTAGATACATAATCTAAAAAACTAGATGGATCACATATTGCAAACTCTGAAGCAGTTGGTATACCACCTGCTACTTGTGGTGGTTCTTGATCTTCTGGTGCATCTAATTGCTCAACAAATTTATTACTAAAATCATCCTTAACAAAAAATCCAACACCATTTAACCTACCATATTCTGTTCCTTTGCAAAATTTTGTTTCTAATTGACCAATATCCCATACATCTTTTTTATTATGTGATGAAATAACATAAATGCTTGTGATTGGAATTCTCACTTTGAACATATGAATATATCCAGTTTCTTCTCCAACACATCCAGATATATAATCTGCTGCAAATCTTTTATTTGGCGTAAAAAATGCTGCCAAAGTGTCATCACCCAATGTAATTTTTTGTGGGTCAAATGTTTCCTTTGTTTTTGATCCATGATATAACACTGTTCCTGCCGGAATTGTATATAATGGAACATAACTTGGTTCTGGTATTTCGGGTCCATCATCTTGATCTTGTTCTTGTTCCACCTGTTCACCTATATTTTCTCCCACTACTGTGTTCCCCACACTAGATATGGCCGGGTCAATTTCAATATCTTCAACCTCTACACCCTCTTCACTCACAATATTATCAGCTCCACCGGTCATACCCATGTATGAGTATCTTTTATATGATAGTTTGTATTTTTGTGGCATTATAGAGTTTGTTGATAAAATAATTTTATCGACAAACTCTAGAATAAAATGAATGGAATGAATGAATATTACAGAGTTTGTTGATAAAATAATTTTATCGACAAACTCTAGAATAAAATGAATGGAATGAATGAATATTACAGAGTTTGTTGATAAAATAAATTTATTTAGATAGCTGCATAAAGTTGACTAAACACTGGACTACCAAGACCGACTGGATTAGAAAATTGTGTTGTTCCATCTGTAAAAAAGCCATAATTGGGTGGACATTCCTGGGCCTCGGTGTCAGCAGTATTTCCGGTGTAGCCAGATGTGAATGTACGTTGAGATGCCAATTTGTAGATCAGTGGATTGATAAAGCCGAGAGCTGGTTTATTGGCACGCAATCGTTTGTCCACCATAAGTCCTATCATACCGGCCATAATTGGACTACTCATACTAGTACCATCAACACTTAAAATAGAACCACCCATCATGATACCACCATTATGTGCAACTGCAACAACATCAGGTCTTGACACTCCATATTGATTATAGTCATCGGGAAAACTAACATTTGTTGTCAAATATTGAGCAACAAGAGGATCTTGCCAAGGGGCAAAATCAGATCTGTTATCAATTGGTGTGAACCCGGATCCGGATCCCCATTCAACATATGTATTTTGAACTAGCCATGTTTGATTGCCAGATGCACACGAATATTTTTGACAAAATGGAGTTGAATTTGTTGTTGACATAGATGTATCATTAACTACAAACATGCCACCAACACTTAGAACCCATGGACTAGCTGATGGAAACTCGGCCTGAACAGTGGGTTTATCAGTACACATCTCATCACTTCTTGATGGTGCACCTGAATCACCCGAAGAAACACAAACAGTTACACCTCTGAGTGCAAGCTTCGCCAAATGATAATTTGATAATGTTACATAGTCGGCACTTGTTAAATTACCACATGAAACAATTTCACATTGGTAAAATGAACTCCATCCATAAGACACAGAACACACATGCGGAGGATTTACCATATTGGACACATTAACAGCAAAACTAGCAATCCATTGAGTATCATCATAATCAATATACCATAATGACACATTTTGAGCAGTAATTCCAACCATTTGCACATCAAGAGAACTCTCAGTACCAGCAGTATTATCTTCACCAATTACAACTGGTTTTGTTGTTGAATGAACACCATTTAGTCGAAGAGCTGTTTCATAATCACTGCGTCCAAAGCCACCATCACTGAATTCAATTAGTGCAACACTTGTGGGTGTTGTAATTGTTAAATTTTGAGAAATATCATATAGGCGTAAAATTGTTTCTCTTCCAACATAACCAGAATCTGGTGTGATATCTTGAGTATGTGATTTTGAAATGTGCTTGGCATGTCTTTTGTTAAAATTTGAATTAGTGGTGCCCTCGATGTAGTAAATATATGGTAAAACTAATGGGGGTATTTTATTTAATAGGTGTGCAATATTGTTGGCTGAACCAAATATCTCAAATGAATCCCCATAATTTGCATACGTAACAGTTGTTTGTTGACTTAACCAATTTGCAACCTCTGCGGTTCCTTCAACACATGTTAATTGTTGAATTTCCTTTGCCGAAAGATATTGTCCATAAGTTGAAGAATCCGGATTTGATAATTCATTGGCCAGTTGAAAAACTTTTTGTTGAAGTGGTGAAGGAGTATTCAGAAAAATAGTTGCTGTTTTTGCATAAACTATTGATATTAGAGCAAGATGACATAATACTTTTAACATGAGATTTTAGTAGCATATTAGATATATTTTAGTGTTCATAGAATTTTATTTTCAAACTTTATAAACAAATGTGATTTGGTTGTTATTTTAACCATTGACTATACTGCGAATTTTTGGTTGAAAAATATCAACTACATGATGACGAATTTAGCTTTTGCATGCGTGAGGTAAGTTAACATAAACAATCACTGCAAGAGTAACATAACATAAAAATTTTAGCATAGCTGGTGTTTTTGTGTATATTCAATATATTTTTAGTGTTGGTGATTTTTTATTTTCAAATTTTTGCTAAGTGATTTAGAAAGACATTATACATTACTATGTAGTCACAAGATGAGCGATAATGAAAGTGAATCCAGATGGAAAACTGTAGGAACATACAAAGCACCATTAAGGGATAGGAAATATGTAAAATCAAATCATGATACTACACACGCACCGCCAAAATTTGTTAAACACTATAACAACAAAAATTATAAAACCATCTTATGCAGAAATATAGTGACATATGGTAAATGTGATTATGGAAATGAATGTTTATATGCACATAGTCTTAATGATCAAAATATTGAAGAACTAAGACAAATATCATATAATATGATAACCGTGGATGAAGATTTATCACATGTTGATTTGAAACATGATTATGTAACATATCGTGCATTACTAGAATTAACAAAAATATGTGATTTGTGTGCAAAAAATAAGTGCCCTGGTGGACATAATTGTAAACATGGAACAAGGGATTCTAAATATCATATTTGTGCAAGAGATTTAGATTATGGTGATTGTGCTGGGGAATGTGGTTGTGTACATCTTACTAAAAAAGGTCTAAAACCACGATATGTAAAACCGATTGTTCAGGTGCAAACAGAGATATATGATGAACCACATGATGATACAAAGCTTCAGTTCTCATGGAGCAAAAAGGCAGAAATAAAGGAAACACCGACAAATGATTTAAATGGTACATTATTAACACTTGATTTTTTCAAAAAATTAAAAACATATAATGATGAAAATGATCTAGAATGTGAAAATGCAACATCATCTGAGATAAGTTCAGATGATGAACAACTTGATGAGTGCACTGTTTCAATATTTTCATAATTTTATTAATTTTAAAATAAAATTGATAAAATGATCTTTTGATTTAAATAGTTAATGCATAATTGTTCACATAGACAATGGATATAGAAGAATTATCAATCAATAGTACATCATCAGTACCCAAAGATATGGATAATTTATCGTGGGCAGAAAAATATAAACCCAAACACATTAAGGATATTAAGGGAAATGTTTATCAGGTGAATGCAATCAGTAAATGGCTTGACAATTATGATAAAAATAAAAAGGAACAGCTGACAAATCCAAAAAGAAAAAAGAAAATTAAAATTGATATAAAAGTATTGGAGGAAATAGATGAAAATGATGGAGATGATGCCGATGCGGATGCTGAGGTGTTGGTTGAGTCTGAACCAGAAGAAATTATTGTGGGTAAAAAAGGGAATGTTGATGGTGAATGTAGTTGTATGATTATTTTGGGTGATCATGGGGTTGGTAAGACTTGTAATGTTTTGGCAATTTTAAATGATATGAAATATGATACACAGGTTGTTAATTTAAGTAAAATTGGATTGACAAAAAATGTCAATGAATATGTTAAAAAAATAATGAAGGGTACAAACATATATAATAGGATTCTGGGAAATGTTGAACGCAAATCGGCAATTGTAATTGATGAAATTGAAGCTATCACATCACCAGCAGAAAAACAATTTATTGTGGCTGTACTAAAATTGAATGAAAAAAATTGGCATTGCCCAGTGATTTTTATTTCAAATAATAAACACAATAAAATTATCTCAACATTAAAACAAAATTCAAAAAATATATATTTTAATCAACCAATAGATGAATCATTATGGTACACTGTGATGGAAGTATGTACAAAAGAAAATATGTGTTTAGAAAATGAACAGGTTGTTAAAAAAATTATGGAACACTCGCAAAGAGATTTTAGAAGATTGTTATTTGTTTTACAAGATTTGAAAACATTATATAAAACTGACATTACATTGGATATTATGGCTGAATATTGCGCATTGTCAAAAAAGAAAGACACTGACATTGATATTTTTAAGGCAACTGCAAGCATGATGGTAAATTATCAGGGCATTGATGAATGTATTAGATTATATGAAGGCGAAAAAGTTATTATTCCGTTGATGATGCATCAAAATTATATTGATTATATTACGCCATACGCAAAAAAAGATAGTAGTTTTGAGTTAGTAACAAACATTGCAAAATCCATTGCAAAAGGAGATGTAATAGAAAATTATATTTACAGTGATCAAAATTGGGATATGCAGGAAGTTCATGGGTTTTTTACATGTGTTGCACCATCATTCAAATTATCTGATCAAAAATATGGTGTGGTTGAAGAGAGGGTTAGACGGATTGTTAAATTTCCACATGATTTGAATAGGACATCTATTAAAAAAATTAATAAGAAAAATGTTGTAAATTCAAATAATTGTTTGAAAAATTTTGAGATTGGCGATTTTATTTGTGCGAATAAATTGATCAAACAAATGATTGCTGATGATAGAATTGGAGAATGTGCCGGATTATTCAAGGATTATGGCGCAAAAGTTGAAAATATAGAATCAATTTTGAAAATAGAAAAAATTAATGAAACCAAAACATCTCTTCCCACACAGGTTAAAAAAAAATTCAGTCAGATATTGGGAACAAATAAGCAACCTGCACAAAAAAAGAGTAAGAGTAGTAAAATAACAAAAATACAAAAATAATGTCATTTAATTGAGTTGATTTTTTTAATTTTACTAAAATTAAAAAAATTTATCTAATATATAGTATACCTTCATGGATTCAAAAACTGCCCCCAGAAATGCTACCGACGAGAGATCTTCTAAGGAAGGCGACTTTGAGTTTTACCTCAAAAGTGACATGCCATCTGCTCAAATTATAGCTGTGTTGAAAGCACAGCGCAAAGATCCCAAAGAAATTGATGCCTTTATGGCCAAATATGAAACTGCTAAAAAACGTATTAGCAAACTTGTCAAAAAATTTGTTGAGAAAATTGAGCAACAATATGGACATCTTGATGTGCCTGAGTTAATCAAAAAGGGCATTAAATTTGCTGCCAAACACAACTTCACTGATGCCGAAAAGGAATCCTTCATTAGACACGTCTTGAAGGGTGAAAATGATGCTCCCTACGGTGTTTACCAAGATTTAAATCGTACTGAAATGTCCAAATTCTTGGGTTTCTCAACATACAACAGTGGTCAAATGTTAGAGATCAAGGCTACTGATCAACGCGTTTTAGATGAAATCGTTAGAAAGTACAACGAATCACGTTTCTTACACACAAGCATTAAGAACCAAGTTGTTAACTATCGCGACTGTGCACCAGAAGCATTAACAGGTAAGTATGACAGAACCAAGCACAATGTATCAATGCACATTCACCCCGTGTTATTCGCATTGTTTGTGCCAAAGGTTGCTGCTCTCGAACAACGTATGTTGTACGCCAACATTGGTCGTATGGTTGCTCACCGCGCACAACCATACATTAGAAATGTCAATATTTCAGATTCATACCTTCCAGGCGAATTAGAAGCCGATATGGAATTGGCATTGGATATTGCTCGTGATCCAAACAGTTTGGCATATTTCAGTGATGAACAACCAATTGCCAACTTATTGAAGAGATTCTTGATTCAAATCAAATTATGGCACAATGTGTTAAACTTACGTCAAGGTCGTTACTATTCAGTCAATGATTATGATGTTGATGATGGTGTTACAGGTTTACTCAAAATATTAAACTCATATGATTGGACCTTCTTTGACAGTCCAGATTTGTACCAAGTGCAAGATGAGGGAACAATTCTTAGAAAGTTATTAGCCGTCTTCTCACTCCGTCCATCATTTACACAAATAACTCCAATTTCCCCAATTTCTCCATTTGCCAACCGATCGGGATTAGGTCACTCAAATATTGCCAGCATCGCAAAAGCAACATTCATCAACACCCCCGTCGTTAACATCAAATTACCAACCGTTGTTTCCGGTGGTACAGCTGCCCCAGTTAGCCTAAGATCCGCATTATCCCAATCAGATTGGTATGTCGAGAACAGAATGTTAGTACCAAAACACAAATCCGTTATGTTCAGTAGAGATGTTGTCTTCTTCTATACTAACCGTAAATACCAAGCAGTTAACTTTGCTAACATGGATATGTCATTCAGATATGTGAATTTACCAATAACCCACACTAATGTCACTAGTATTAACGAGACTGAATTACACTTCCAGGATGTATTACCAATTGGCAATGAACGTTTCGAGTTAAGATCCGTCGTTGTTGTCCAAAAACCACAAGTTACTGGTCACGTGTCTACAGGATGCTGTGCATTTGTTGTACATAACATTTACCCAGCAAAGGCATATTATTACTACAATCCACAAGGTGCTTCATTCATGCAACTGGAAAGCAGTACTGGTGTATATGAGGAACCCAATCCAGTGAGCATAGTTATGGAACATGAGGTGCCCGTAGAAAAAGAAAGAACGCTTGAAACAGTTGGTTTCGTAGAAACTGCTCGCAAGTTCGGCACTATCTACATGTACACCAGAGTTACTGCCTAAACTGTTTTTCTAATTTGAATATTTTTAGTTATTAGATCACAACTGAAAATATATTTTATTTATTCATAGTATTGTATATATGAACGGTTATTGTTCAAATTCAGGTTATGCTGAGATTAATCCACAATTAAGATATAATAAGTCATTTGCACAATCAGATTCTATTTATGAAAAATCACCATCATTCGATAAATATCAGGAACAAATAGGAAAGAACCAATATGCAAATAGTGGAAATGATTATTATGATGGTGGTAATTCTTCATTAGCACTCAGAAGTGCAGGCATGAAAAATACTCCTGTTAGTATCATGTTTTTCTCGCCTGAAAATATTGCTAGAATACAAAAGAAAATTAAATCATCCATCTATTCTTTATCAGAGGGGAAATTTCGTTTAGATGTTGACCAAAATGAACAAGATTTAATCATTGTTATGCGTGCAGTATTTTTGCAACATGCAAAAAATCTTGACAAACATATTGTTCGACAAGTAAAAGCACTTAATCAACTATTATTGAATGAAATGATTCCCGATATTATGACTAATATTAAGCAATACTATGGTTATTTGAAAGAAATAAATGAACCACTGAAACCAATTGCACGTCCATTGAATGTTTCTGGGGCAGGGAGAAAAATGTTACCATCGATTACAACAGTTTGGGGATTTTGAAAAAAGACACAAACTGTTGGGCAAGTATGTAAAGACTTGTTCCAACAGTTTGGGGATTTTGAAAAAAGACACAAACTGTTGGGCAAGTATGTAAAGACTTGTTCCAACAGTTTGGGGATTTTGAAAAAAGACACAAACTGTTGGGCAAGTATGTAAAGACTTGTTCCAACAGTTTGGGGATTTTGAAAAAAGACACAATCCGATAAATAAAAACTTGTCAAATTAATCCTTGCGCCCAGATTGTAAAACTTTGTGTGTTCGTCTGCGAGATTGCTGTTTAACTTTTTTGGGTTCATTCATTAAAACAGCTGCTTTTGCAACTATTCTAAAACCTTTTTTGATGACTGATACGCTATGAGCTGTCCCAAGTGGAATAAATGTTAAATATGGGATAGTTTTTGAAATAATAATTTTTTCTCCATCTGCAGGTTCCATTATTAAATCACCTCCTTCTAAGTCTTCACTGGGAAAAACGGCCAATAAAGTTCCAATATGTGTGGCATGATGCGTAGTATCGGTATGTTTATCAAAAAATGATCCAACCGTGTATTTTAATATTTCAAAGTTTGAAAATGAAGCGGTTGACTTTACCTTTGCATCTTTTAACAATAGAGTCAAATTTTCTTTTTTAATGCATTCTGTTGGCCATGCTACACCACAAGATGCTTTTTGAGTTATTCTATATGTTTTATCAATAACTCTTTTTCCATCAATACCCATATCAGCTTCAACAAATTGATCATCCGATATGTTTCCAAAATTGGTACTAACCAAATTAGTTAAATTGTGTGTTGCAATTCGATACATATATGTTATTACCAGATTTTATTATTTTAGTATTCAACGAAAACTAAAATAATATATGTTTATTGTTTAAAAATAATATATGTTTCCAATAAATCGTCTTCATTCATGCTCGATTCATTTGGCTTGAATGTTTGCAATATTGGTTCTGCTTTAGAATAGTTATGTAAATCTGTATTGTTGCATGTGTCTTCAATGTATTCTGGGATTTCTAAATCAGGTTTGCCTTCAGATTTTGTTAATATTGTTACTAAACCCTCTTTAACACCCAAATATAAAACAAATTTATAACCACCATATCCATCTTCACGTACCACCAATTGTCCCTTGCCGAATGAGCGTTTGTCTTCTTTTCTGATATTTGCTATTTCACCTTCTTTCAAATATGTACCAACTCTATTGTGTATAAACATGTTCATATGTTTAACGATATATGAACCAATATCTTTTGAACTACCTGCCATTTTTCCACTTGCTACAATATCATTCATTATTCTAATTATTGATTCTGGTGGTCTGCATCCGCCGGTCGCTATGAAATCTGAACTGTATGCATTTGGATCCATTGCTCGAAGAAACATATTAAATGTTCTATCTTCTTTTTGGGCTTTATCTAATTTACAGAATCTTCCCATAAAGTCTCCATCTAATTTGAAATTTTGCTCTTTTGTTGATCCTATCAAAGTGGTTGGTTCTGATTGATCTTTTCTATCTGCAAAATTACTATCAATCATGACAAGATAACCATCATTTGGTATATAATAATCAATGTTATCTATTTTATATTTCCAAAAACTAGTTACAGGTCCTCTTAATGTTAGATCCTTAATAAATACATTATGTTCGACACTAAATTTATCAATACAAATACCTTTAATTTGCATAACATACAGTGCACTCATCAACTGGAATAAAACTCCGAGCCACTCTCTATCTGTGTGCATCCCCCGATTAATCATGCGTTTAATTTTTCCATCAATTTGATATGTTTTAGATGCCCAACCAAATAAATTATATGTTGGAGATTCTGTCATTAATACAAGTGCTTTTCCTAACCATGCATCCGGATTTGTTTCTATTATTTGATTGTCACCGTTTACATATTTAATTTTTTTAGTTGATATATCTGTATGTGGACCAATTACTTCACCTATAGGTTCAAATTTGACGTCATCTATAATAGTTATATCATTGTCCGGTTTTTTTACCACAAATGGCTTGCCATCGGGTCCTAGACGCGTACCATTATTATCAACTCTTATCATTGCTGGTTCAACTGGACCAGACGATTTTCTGTTACGTATTTCATTGATCTTGACAAAATTAACACCAGATTTTTCGGCAATAAAATAACCAAACATATTGACAAAATTGGGAGATAATTTGTTTTTCATTATTTGTTCTCTTAAATACTCGTAATATGCTATCTCTCTCCATTCATTGTATTCCGGGAATGATTTTTTATTATTTCGATTTACCATGAATGATCCTTCAGTCATTTTATATAATCTAATATTCACACCGGTTGAATCTTTTGCACATATTACATTGCCTCCAGATTCGTTATGTCTAATTGGATAACATGATCTATATATTAAGAAATCATCCGGCATGCCTTTGTATGGATTTAATGAAAATTTATATGTGTTGTATGGATTTAATTCATCCATTCTGACATGACTCAATATTGAATTACCTTCACCACTTAGTGATATATCTGTTCCATCCGAATTACTAAATATAACTGATCTGATAAAGTTATATATGGTTAATCTTTCGCTCAATGTATTAAGTGAGCCAGATAATGGTTTTGCTGGTAAAACATCTTCGTAAATAATGTTCATTGTCTCATGATTACCATTTGGACCACCAGCATTTATTTCATAATGTTTCACAATTGGAAATGATGGGGTTGGTAAAAATGGATGTTGATATGTATATCCCATTTGAGGTGGCATAAATGGATTTGGGGCATATACTGGCATAAAAGTAGTTGGATCAGTACCTTTCATCATTTCTTTTTGTGGGCGCGGTGGTGGGTAATACTGAAAATTAATAATTGGATTTGGTGGTTGACGAGGACCTTTTTCATCCATTCGTGAACTAAATATTTGTTTTTGTTCAGTTGGCATTGATGGATTGTTTCTGGGCTCCTGATACATTGGTATTACTTTTTCACCGCCCCCATTTAAAAAAAAAAATCATTTTTGTTTTTGGAATCTTTCACGAATCTAAATTCATCATCATTTCCCCCGCCCATCATGGGCATACCAGGGGGCATTCCCATTT